TACTGCGGCCCTTTTCAAGGGGGCGCAATCGGTTTTTCGGATGCTCATGCCTCAATTGCCCGGCATGCCGACGAACCCCGGGCAGGGCGCGTCGCTCTCTGAAACTAGCGCGCGCGGGAACAAGGTAAAACTCGGTGATGCGATCCGCGAAGTCGCTGGCCGTCGTCTGATTTATCCAGACTACATCCTGCCGCCCCGGAAGTATTTCGCCGGTCCGCGTGAGCAGTGGACCGAAATGCTGCTCTCTATTGGGCGTGGTCGGTTCCAGATCGCCGAAGGGGCAGCGAAAATCGGTGACACGTCGTTCCTGGCGCTTGGCGCCGATGCCTCGTTCCAGATTTTCGAACCAGGGCAGAACGTCAGCGGGCACCCTGCATCGGTCTGGTGGCATCTGGTCGAAGAGGTTGGCGCGAGTTCAACCGGCAACGCCGGTCTTGACCTGACCGAGAGTTCCAATCTCACCCCGAACCCGTCAGCAACTACGTTCACGTTCTCCGGAACGAACATCATCATTTCTGCCGGAGCCGGGTCGTTCCCCTCTGACTGGGTTGCGGGGACGATCCTCCGGGTTGAGGCGATGTACCCCTATTCGGTGAACGATGGCGGCGGGACGAATCGCGACGTCGTGACGGGGGATATCGCTCAGCTCGGGCTGGACGTTGGCGATGAGATCGAGGTGGTCGGCACCAACGGCGGCCTCTACCTGGTGAACGACATCACCTCAACGTCGATGACGCTCAACTACAGCAACGGTTCGCCGGCCAATGCGTTGCAGACCGGCTCCGGAAATGCAGCAATCGGCCCGCGTGGGCTGCGCTATCGGATCACGGCGTACAGCGCGCAGCAACTCACCGTCGAGCGGCTGACCAGTGCGGGCGGTGTCGATGTTGACTGGCCAGGATTCACCGCTCTCAACTCATCTACGTCTCGAGTCACCATCGATCCGACCAGTCTAGAAGGGGGCTGGCGCGGTCCCTTCCCGGCGTGCCCTGTGTCGGAGAAGACCAACTTCGTCGAGATCGACGTGTTTTGTCCGGAAGGGCTTTGCGGTGTAGGCAGGGAAGGGCAGATTTACCAGATCCGCACTTATTACGACATCCAGTGGCGAGACATGGCCATCGGCGGCGCATGGACGACGGTCAGCAAGAACCATGCTGGCAGTTCTCTCGACCAGCAGGGTTTTACGGACGGCATCCCGCTGCCGTACATGATGCGGCCCGAGTTTCGCATCAGAAAAGTGTTCGTCAACCAGGGCGGCAACTCAACATCCGAGTACCGAGACCGCACCCAGTGGTACGGGATGCGCGCGCGCCTCCAGGCTCCGTCGTCCTACGCCGGCGTCACAACAATGGCCGTCAGGTATCGGTCGTCTGACCGTATCGCGGCGCAGACAGAAAGCCGCGTCTCGGTAGAGGCTACCCGCATGCTACCGACTCGGCAGAACGGTGCATGGACACCCGAGATAGCAACGCGAGACATCGTCCCATTCCTCTGCTACATCGCGAAGGAACGCGGCTACACCGATGCTGATCTCGATCTTGAGGAACTCGATCGGCTGGACGCAATCTGGAAGGCCCGCGGCGACACGTTCGACATGATCTACGAGGACGGCAGGATCACCGTCGCCCAGATCATGGACGACGTGCTTGCAGCCGGATATGCGGAGAAGACGATCAAGCGCGGCATGATCTCTGCGGCCCGGGACGAGCCCAGGACAACGTTCGGGCACATGTACTCGCCGCAGAACATTGATGGGCCCCTGAGGATCAGCATCAGCGCTCCTTCGGAGGACGACTACGACGGTGTTGACGTGGATTTCGTCAACGCCAACGGCTGGATCGAAGATACCGTGCAGTGCCGCCTGCCCGGCGATGTCGGCAGGAAGGTCGAGAAGATCACGGCTGTCGGTGTCACAAACCGCGATCGGGCCTGGCGCTATGGCATGCGCCGCAGGATGGCACAGCGATACCGGCGAACCGAGTATTCGTTCGATACCGGCCTCGACGCGCTGAACAGCGAGTTCTGGGATTATGTGGCCCTTGCCGGCGATGTTCCCGGCCCTGGCCTGGCGCAGAGCGCATACCTGAAATCCTTTGTTATCTCTGGAAACTCGGTCCTGATCGAGTCCAGCGAGCCGCTCGACTGGTCACTGCTGAACTTGCCAGCGCTCTACCTGCGGCGCCCAGACGGAACGGTTTCCGGTGGATATCCGGCGTCGAGGATCGACGACTACCGGCTGAGCATTCCCAGCATCGATTTCGTCCCTGATGTTTCGTGGGAAATCGAACCGCCGCACCTGCTGCTGGGAAATCCATACCCGGCCCTGATCAGTTCCATCGATCCCAAAGGCAATACTTCGGCATCCGTTCGTGCGGTGAACTACGACCCCAGGGTCTACACCTACGACAACGCCAGCGCCCCCAACTGACCCGCACACACAAATCCAGAGCCCGCCATAGAGCGGGCTTTTTCATGCCCGGAGAATTTGCATGACGACCTACGCCACCGGTAACCCGCTGGGCTCCAAAGACCCGCGTGATCTGTACGACAACGCCGAGAACTTCGACGCGGCGATGAACGACCGGGTAAATACCACGTGGAATGATCGTTTCGGCGTTAGTCGCCCAACGATGAAAGGGTATGAGGAACAGTTCAACGACTGGCTGGACGCCCAGGGCTTCGAGCCAGGTTTCCTCGTGTACGTCGACGGCTCCCCGCTGACCGTAGATCGCCCGACCCAACTGATCCAGCGCGGGGACAACATCTACAGCGTCAAGCGCCCGGCATCGTTCCCCGTCAATCTGACCGGGAACTGGGCGACGGACCAGAACCTCCTGGTTGCGCAGGTTGACCGGACGCTGCAAGACACCCTGGCTACCAGCGCTGGCGCAGGGATGATCGGCTATCGCGAGCGCACCGTAGCCGACCGCCTAAACGATACTGCGAACGTCAAGGACTACGGAGCAATCGCAGATGGGTCTTATCACCCGTTGTCAGAGCGGTTCGCAACACTCGCGGATGCGCAAGTGGTTTACCCACACGCCACTGCGCTGACCGACAGCATCGACTGGGCGGCGTATCAGGCGGCAATCAACTCCGGATCTCCGCATGTGCATGCGCCAGGCGGCCACTACGTCATGAATCGCGGAACTCTCGCTGAGCGGGATATTCGGTATACCGGTGATGGCTATGCCACACACGTGGATTTCAGCCTGGCAGATGGACCCGGTAGCTGCATGCTTACGCAGGGCGAGCTTACGCAAATCGGCGACCTGTCGGTAAGCGTAGTGAAAGGGGCGCGCACATTAACCTTTGCTGCCGCCCCGGACCTTGTACCAGGTGATGTGGTCGTTGTGTACAACCCAACTAATGGATCGTGGCTGGCTGACCGCGATCCGTATCGCGCTGGTGAGATGTGGAAGGTCCATTCGGTTAGCGGCAACACCGTTACGATCTACGGCAACAGTTCGTCGGTGTACCTGTTCACCGAGGTTGACGTATACCGCCTGCGCGGCGTGCGTGTCTCTGTTGACCAGATGCATTTCTCGCCGTCTGACACATATTCCATTGCGCCGTTCAAGGTTGTTTTCGGCGATGGCGTTAGAGTTTCGAACTACTACGCCAGCGATGTCTCGCTTTACACGGGGCTAGAGGTAGAGCGTTGTTTTGACGTGTCGATCAATGCATCCTCAACTCCAAACATGTCTCCGGCCGTCAACGATGAATATGGCATGACTATCTCGAACTGCCATAACTTCTCAGTTTACGGTGGTTACGCGGCAGCAACCAGGCATGCCGTGGCGCTGGGCGGAATGGATGACGTATGCTGTGTGCCCAATCGTAACGGCCTGATATACGGCATGCACATTGAAGGTATTGATATCGCGTCGGATATTGGTGCAGGTGATATGCACGGCAATTCTGACAAAATCACGTACGACAACTGTGAGTTTCGGAACGGTGTAATTCTTCAAGGGCGCGATGCCACCGTCCGTAACAGTACGATCTACGGAGTATCAAGTACCTCCGGAGAAGCGCTCTACGGAACCGAAGTTTATGGCGGAACGTACACAATCGAGAACAATCGTTTTATCAGTTATGGAAATGGAGCTTCTTTCGGCATCATCCATATTTCACCGGGGACAAGCCAACGCGAAGCGCTGCTCATCATCGCGAGAAACAATACGTTCGAATTGCCGAACGCGACAGGATCGACCAAGGTGTTGTTCCTGCGTGGACGCAATAGTCCTCTCCCTTGCAGCGTGAACATCGATGGCATGCATGTCCACATGGCGCCTGTTGCGATGCAGTGCTTCCTTTTCGCAGATGACCAAGTTGCGGCCACTCTGAACAGTAACTATCTCATCGTGGATGGAGTATACGGGCCAAGCGGCACCTATTTGCTGTACCCAACCGCAAAGAACGCAGGTATAGCAACCCGACAGATGCGCCAAGCTGGCGCAGTGAACGTGACCACCACGGCATACGCTACGGTCGCAGCTCCAGCTCAGACCATTCGCTACCCGTATTCCAAAATGCCCAATGTTAGCGTTCAGGTTTCAAGCCAGTCGGGCGCTGATCAGAGCGCTATCGGATCGATCACGCCTGTGCCGATTGCGTACAATGTTCAGCCCGGCAGCATTCGTCCAGCCATCATGGCCCCTAGTGGATCGTTTGCCGCCGGCGGGTCTGCGCGTCTTCACTGGTCTGCGAGCGTAGACGACATTTAATCCGTTGGCCTGGATGGCTTTTGCATTCAGGCCTTGTTAAATGTCTTGATAGTAAGTTGCGAGAATGAAAACAAGCATGAATGCTGTTGCATACATAACCTGCATGAATTGCGCTAAAATTTTACGATACATTTAGCTGTCCTCGATCTTAAGTTTTGATGATGAATATAGTCCTAGCGCGGCAGGAAGTAACAGATATGTGAAGTATTTTCCAACAAGGAGAAGCACTATTGTCACTGCCAGAATTGAGAATGCGGATATTTCTCTATTTGTCTGCGCTCTGCCAAGAGCTATATTTATTCCTAGCTCTACCGCAGGGGCTATTGAGATAATCAGTATAAACAAGAATCCGAATAACCCAAGGTCATACCATGCTGAAAGAATATTGTGTATGTACTCGCCTTTTTCATATTTTCCGTAGCTTCCTAATATTGGGCTTTCCATTATCTTGTTTAGGCCTTCAGAAGCTATCCGGCTCCGTTCATTGCTCGAACTGTCATGCTGAAGATCAAGCAGATTCGCTACTCTGCTATCTGGAATCTCCACTAAGCCTGAGCTAATGGTCGCTACTGATCCTACTGCAATTATTATAAGGGAAAGTATAGGAAGCCCCTTGTTTCTTGATGACATAAACTCGTAGATTGCTGCAAAGAGAGCGTATGCTACGAATTCACTTCTCGCACCATTTATGTAAAGACAAGCTATCGCTACAACATGTGCAAGGCATCTGGTTGGCAGTGATCTTAATCCTGTAATAAGAACAACCGAAAGAAGTAAATAGCAGAGGGCGAATGTCTGGTATCCAGGAATCTTGTCTACGTCGCTTGGTAGCTCCCTCAGGGAAAACCTGCCGTCTACAGTAAATATAAGAATGCATGCGGATGAAGCAATCCACATGGTCTTAAGAGCTATGCCAGGCAATCGCTCTTTTCTGAAAGTGCCTTTGCATATAAGAAAAACTGCTGCGCATTGTGCGATTGAAACCATGTGCCATGTAAAGATATAGCTTTCTTCTTCTCTGTTGAAAATCACGACGCAGAGGAAGAATAGAAGGAATCCAAAATACGTCAGATCAATTACGGCTATTCGACCTGTTCTGAGCGTTGTCCACAGATATAGCGGAGCAAGTATGGCGAGCGCGGCTGCGGATGTTTTCCCAAAGTACCCAGTAATAAGCGCCGGGATCAGGCCATTTGTCGTCGCTACGTAATAAAGAATCGTTCCTGGGAATAGAAGAAGGAAAAGGATGTACGGGACGGTTGAAAACGGAAGCTTGGTCCTATTCATGCGTATTGCCTTTCTCCATTCCTAAAAACGTGGCGCGTCATGGTACGCGCTTCAATCATGCTAGTCATTGGATAGTGAATCGCCATGCCCATCACCGAGCAGCAACTGCTGCATATCCTCCCGAACGCCGGCCCTCGAGCCGGCGTTTTTGTTGGTGCGCGTCACGCAGTACCTCGCCGATCCCTGCGCAGGTAAGACTCCCTTTCCCGCCGAGCGGCGAGCCGACCGCTGGTCCGCACCGCAATATCGACCGGTATTCCGGCTTTGATGCGCTGGTGGGCGGTAGAGACGTTGACTCCGAAATGGGCGCAGGCCTGGGCGATGCTGGTGAACTGAGTGCCGTCGATCTCGACTCGGGTCAGGCGTCGCTGGTTCTCGGACGCTTGCTGCTGGATCGTGGCCCATCGGCAGTTTTCAGGACAGTAGTCACCGTCTGGGTCGATTCGATCGATGCTGTACCTCCCAGCAGGCCGAGGACCCATGTCTTTGAGGAAAGCCTCGAACGACTCTTTCCAACGTTCGCAGACCTTGATACCGCGACCGCCCCAGTTAGGGAAGTCCTTGTACTTCTCGTCGTAGCACCTGCGTTTCATGCCTAGCCAGGTTCTGTACTCCGGGGTTTTCAACCCTCGACGGCTGTGTCCGTGCGCGGTGACTTTGGCTGCACGCTTCCTGACGAATTCCCTATTTGAGCCAAGTGCTGAAGCCCATTCGCTGGCGAGGCATCCGCACGAACGTGTCGAGCCGCTTCGCAGGTTCGACGACTTCACTTTGACCTCGGCTCCGCACTCACACCGGCAGAGCCAGACAGATCCTCCATTTTTCCCGGGAGAGTCGTAGGCGACCACCAAAAGACGCCCATAGCGAAGCCCGGAGATATCGATCAGTTTCATTTCATTCACCTATTGAGAGAGGGACCGCCGATGGCAGTCGTTTCCGAGAAAACCGCTGGAGGGAGGAACGTTCTTGCGTTCCTGGACATGCTTGCGTGGTCTGAGGGGACCAGCACGATCAGAGGTAGCGACAACGGCTACAACGTTGTTGTCGGTGGAGGGCTGTTCAATGGGTACGCTGATCACCCGCGCCTGAAGGTCTATCTGCCTCGGTACAAGGTTTATTCAACTGCGGCAGGCAGGTATCAGCTTCTTTCGAGGTACTGGGATGCCTACCGCGAAAGCCTGGCGCTGAAAGGCGGCTTCACCCCGGCTAACCAGGATCTGGTGGCGTTGCAGCAGATTAAGGAGCGCCGCGCGCTGGCAGATATACAGGCCGGTCGCTTGGCGGATGCCGTGCAGAAGTGCTCCAACATTTGGGCCAGCCTGCCGGGGGCTGGTTACGGCCAGCGCGAGCATTCTCTCGATGACCTGACAGCGCACTATCTTGCAGCGGGCGGGGTGCTGTCGTGATCTCCGCCCGCGCTTTATCGGTCGCGCTGGCCTGCCTGGTGCTGGTCGGCCTCGGCACCGCCGGCGGTGTCTGGCTCGGCGCGCGACACTACCGGCCGCAGTTGGATGCCGCGAGCGCGGATCTGGCTGCCTGCCGTGCCTCCCGGGGAGAGTTGGAGTCCGCAGTGGCAGAGCAGGTCCGGCAGGTTGCCGCGCTGCGCATGGCCGGCGAGCAGCGCGCCCGGGATGCCGCGCAGGCTGTGGAGCGGGGGCGGCAGCAGGCCGCGGAGCAGTATGCCGGAGCCCAACGCCTGCTGAGTCAGCGAACCGCCGGTGAGCAGTGTGCGGCCGCCGAGGCGGTCATCGATCAGGAGCTGGGTCTATGAGGGTGGTGCTGATGCTGATGATTGTCGCGCTGGTGGGATGCGCCGGCCGGCAGGAAGCCGAGCCGCGCACGGTGCGCGTAGAAGTTCCGGTGGCGGTGCCGTGCCGAGCGCCCGCGGTCGAGGTGCCGGCCTGGGCAGCGGCTGGGCTGAAGAAGAGCGACGACCTACAGACCAAGGTCCGCGCGCTGCTGGCCGAGCGGCGGCAGCGGATCGGGTATGAAGCCCAACTGCTGGCTGCCAACAGGGCCTGTCAGAATTAGGAGTAGACTACGGCCTTTTCCTACGGAGCAGGGCGATGCTGGTCATTCGATTCAAGGGCTGGTCGGTGAAACTCGACCACCAGGTGGGCAGCGCTGGGAAACATGGCATCTGGTCGTTCCACGGTTCGGAGAGCAGCTACGTGCCGGACATGGAGACGATTCTCCGGCATGCAGCTATTCGGCCTGCGGAGCCGAAAGAAGGCGGGGAGGTCGAGGTATTCATCTGTGATGCACGGATGGCGCAGGACGAATGGCGGGCGGTAGGGACCGGCGTTGCGGCCTATGAGTCGGACCGCTGAATATTGACCGTGACGGAAACGTGAAGCACGGAAATGGAAAACGTGAAAAGGAATTTCACGATTGGCACAGTTTAAGTGATTGCGGTCGGCGTAAACTGTTGTAATATAAGCGCTTCCGAGGTGCGAGACAGGATTTAGGTTCCAGCGCCGCAAGGCGTGA